CATACGCTGCAGCAAATTTGGTAAATAAACCTCGGTTGCCGTAGCTCACACCGCGAGCCTTCTGACCATCTTTGATCAAGGTGGTTTCGTAGTTTGCGAACAAGTTGAAGTCAACCCAGTCCTTGATCAGGGCATTCACCTTCTTGTTGCAACGCATCTCCCATCGATCATAAGGTTCCAGCTCTGGATCCTTGTACGACTTCGATGCAACGTGACTCAATAGAATCACATTCATGCCACGCTGCTGGAAGCATACGTTCAGGCCATTCAACAGGTTCAACCAAGCATTCTCTTCGGCAACGTAAAACGCACCGTATCCTGCTTTGGGGTCTGCCGCCGATGACCAACCGTTCTTCTCACAGACGTTCGCTTCACCAAGCTTGGCTGCAGCATCAGTAGTATCCAAGACAACTGTCTTGTACCCATGCTCCTCCATGGCCAGCGTCTTCACCTGCTCCAAGATCTCTTCCCAAGTGTTCGCCTGGGGAAACCGTGCAGCGTTGATAAAAGACAGGCCGTCTTCCGCTTGTATGAAGATAGCGTCAGGAGCGTTCGCTCCAAACGTGGACTTACCAATACCATCTGTACCTTGGATGTTCATCCGTACAGGGGGCATGGTCACATCAGGATTGATCTCCCGATGGGTGGTAACTTGATTGAGTAAACTCAAAGTTACACCTCCTCTTCTGGTTGGTTAAGTTTATCTGGGTCAATTGACTTGACCCGCTCTTTCCCAAGCTTGATCGAATGACAGGCATGCCAACGCCCAGCTTCTTCTGGGTGAGCCATAGCCCACGCAGTGAAGCCGCGCATGTCTACCTTGTAATTCGTAACTTGGGCTACAAACGAGGGCCACGATTCTCGTGGCATTGACTCCAGAATCTCATCCAACAAAAACTGATCCCAAACGTGTTCACGCTTGATCTCAACAGTTATGCCGTTCTGTGTTCTTTCGCCGCCTTCGTTGTTCAGGGGGAGTAGAAGTTGACTCACTTCTTTCTGGTCAAGGAGCTCGCGTTCAACCGACTTGATATGTCGCTCGACCTCTTGCTTCTTTTCTTTCGCGCCATGCAGTTGCAAAGCCAGACACTTCATCCGTTCGCTCATTCCAATCTCACTTCTTCTCTCTACGAAACGGAATGTAATGCATGGAACAAACGCTTGCAACAAATAATTAAACTTTTTTGTTGAAACAAAACTTAGATGGATAGAGAATGTGACTTTCCACTAATCGACAAATGCAATGAAGACGATTGAAAAGAATTTGGAAGTGCCCCCCCATCCTACGAAGGGACAAGGTAAGTGGCAAATGCTTTTGAAAAAAATGGATGTAGGTGACAGCTTCACGCTTATGCACGATGAAGATCCGCACGGGTACATCTATAGATCAATCCGCATTGCAGCCAAGTCAATCGGCATGAAGGTTAGGTCAGGCACAGATGAAGACAAGAATAGAATAGTGAAGCGGGTTATTTGATGATGCCATCTTTCCTACCAGCAGGGGTCAACGGCGCGGAACTAGCGCCAGAAGCTAAGCTAGAACTTCTGCACGACATGTGGGAGAACGGGATGCACATCATCCCATGTGGCTCACCAACAGAGGCAGTGCCGCAATACTTCAGAACCCGGCATCCCTTCGATACCGAAGATGCACTCAAAGCCAAGTGGGCCAAGACACCACGAGTTAAATGGCAGCACTACCAAAAGATCCAGCCGTCACGAGAAGAGATACAGCAGTGGCACACCCAATACCCATCAGCTAACTGGGCAGCAATCACAGGCATTACGTTTGCCGTGGTCGATGTGGACAAAGAAGAAGCTGTCGAGTGGGTAGAGCAGGGCAACATCAGCCGTACCCCGCTCAAGCAAACATCGCCCCGTGGTGGTGTGCATTACTTCTATTCGCTGGGCAGTGAACTCATCCGCAACAGCGTGGGCCTCAACAAGATAGACATACGCGGCGATGGTGGATACATCATGGTCGCACCCAGCCATGGCTACAACATCGACTTCGATAGCAACTACCCCATGTCCAGCATGGAAGACCTGCCCGTTCTGTTACATGACGATCTGCAAAAAGTGCACATGTACAACAACGGCGGCAAGGTCGAAAGCATTCGCGAGAAGCTGACCGAAGATCCCAAACAAGAAGGGAGCCGCAACGATACCCTGGCACGCTTGGTCGGCAAGTGGGTGAAAGAAGGCTGGGGTATGCGCGAGGTCATGATCAAAGCGCAGGATTGGAACCAATCATGTTTCCCTCCCATGGATCTGATCGAAGTCACACGCACCACCATCAGCATTGTAGGTGGCCACATCAAACGGCACCCAGACGATGTCGATGCAGGTGTCATGCAATGGCAGACATCCAAGTGGCAGACAGATATCAATGACGATCTCAAAGAGATTCAGTCACAAGAAGATCCGCTGGATGAACTGAAACGAGAAGGCGAAGAGAAACAAGAACAAGGCCCACTCGGACTGCAGCCGTTCAGTGCCGCCGAATGGCATGACATGAACGACGATGGCATCGACCAGTACTGGGGTGATGCATTCATATTCCAGAAGAGCAGGGTTCTACTGCTGGGCAAACCAAAGATAGGTAAATCAAACTGGCTTGGTGCATTCGCAGCAGGTGCAACAACAGGCACCGACTTCATGGATGTGCCGTTCAATCGCCCACTCAAGGTGATGTGGTTCCAGGCAGAGATCATCGCAGAGTTCTTGAAACGCCGTATCGAAACCTATTACAAACGGTTCGCAGGGGACGATGACCTCATCCGCATGGGGCACAACAACCTGATCATCAGTGGGCGGCTGCGCAAGAACCTGATGAAAGACCAAGACATCCAAGCGTTCTCTGATGAGATCGCATTCCACAACCCAGACATCGTCATGATTGACCCCATCATCAACTTCTTTGATGGTGAAGAGAACTCCAACACAGAGATACGCAAGCTCATGGACAGAGTCGATATGCTCATGGAGATGAACGACGTTGCCGTGATCCTCGCTCACCATACAGGTAAAGAACGGGCAGACGATAAGTCATTCATGTCTGCTCGAGGTGGCTCCGTGTTCGCAGGATGGTTCGATTCTGGTGTTAAACTCAGCGGACAGAAACCTGATGTGTCGATCTTCTATGAAGCGCGTAACGCACAGGAGCCCAAAGAACATCTGGCTAACTTCGACTTTGAGCAGGGCCTGTGGCAGGTCAACGAGTTCACGCAGCGCAACACTAGGCCGCAACTTAGCGAAGAGGATGAAGTGCTTATCGCAGATGTGGTGGTGAACTCTATGAGCAGCACAAAGTTTTACAAGAGAAAAGAGTTAGAGATACTGGCGCGTGAGGCTTTGGGCAATGCCAAGATGGCGAGCGGAGAAAAGTCGGCAAGAAGTGCCGTCAGTTATGTACAGAAGTACAAAGGCAACGTAGTCAAGACACACGCCGTGCCCGGACAGGCGGTGTGGCACTACCTAGAATCAAATGAAATGACAAGGCCATGGGAGGTTGAATGATGAATACAGCAGCGTTGGAAAACATAGAAAGGTATCTCAATAAAGTATCTGAGAGAGCACAGAAAGCATCTGATCTTCTTCATTCGGGGCTATACGGCAAAAATGAAGATGGCGAAGGGCTTTCTTCTGAGCGGCTCGCTACTGTTTTCTATTTGTTGGAAGGCAACGGAAGCGAATCAAGTATTTCAGAGTTAACAAGGCGCGTTCTAGGTTTTGTGGAACGTGAACTGAGCATAAGGGAGGATCGAAGCGCATGAAACAGAACACTCAAAAAAACTCAACAGATCAAGTCGGATGGGTTGTTCTGTTTGTCGGCACACCATTTATGGATGGGCGTTACGTCAACAAAGATGATGCTATGCAAGTCAAAGAACACATGGAAGAAAAATACCCAAGGCTGCGCTTTGAAGTGGCGCAAGTGAGGGGTGACTTCCTAGTGAGCGATGACATCTTTTGGGCAGATAATCAGGATGAAATTGAAAAGGCAAACGACAGCGCGACTGGCCTCTACTGGAGAAGGCATGGATACAAAAGAGAGGATCGAATCGCATGAGCACCTTACTCGCCGCAATCAGAGCACAAGAAGCGTGGCAGAAGAAGCCCAAGCCGCCGAAGCCGAAGATCCTGCCTGAGAAGAGGGAGCAGATCAAAGACTCAGTGATAATGAGCATACTGCACATGCAGGAGATGGGCATGCCAGGTCGGCTCATTGCCAAAGAAACAGAAATGCCTTTGCAAACAATCTATAACGTGAAGCAGCGATACATGATGATCGATGTGAAGAACGGTAAGAAGTGGTACAAGTTTGTAGGAATTTAAAACCCCAGCCAGAAGGGAGATAGCCGAACTGGCCGGGGTAGGTGACCCCCAAAGCAACTAAGAGATCATCTTTGGATGCGAGGGCAAGGAACCCCTCACAAACTGATGATAGACAAAGAGAGAGTCGATGGCAAAGGTAACGATTGAGATGAACGTGGACGATGACACGGTAGAAGAAGCAGTCGGCTCCGTCCCAAAGTTAATGAGTAAGTTCGCTGGGCTGGAGCAAGCGAACAAAGACATGTCAGAATCACTGCAGGCACTGGCCAAAGCAATCAGCAAGAACAACGCAGATATCAGGAAGCTGGCGAAAGAATTAGCGAAGAGTAGAGAAGAGTAGAGAAGAGTAGATAAGAGGATTAGGTATGCAGATATATCAGGTGAATACGGGAGGCAAGTACGGGATCGTGTACGCGGACTCAGAAGAAGATCTCGCGCAGCTGAAGGTATGGTTGTCAGATAAGATCGATGCGGATCTGGAGAAGGATGACACGCTGACAGATGAAGTGGTGGCCCAAGCGGAAACAAACTGGGATGAAAGCTTCGCAGGTATGGTCACACAGATCGATATCGAACTCACAGACGACGGCATACGCCAGGCTCTGACGTTGGGATACCTCAACAGCAACAGCTATTGTAGGCCCATCATAGAGAAGTCAATGGGCGTGCAGCCGTGGAGCTAAGAGTGGAATATGAGTGGGAAGATGTGCCCCTAGAACCCACATCAGCGGCTCTGGCAAACCTCAAAGAGGTCATTGGATGCACATGCACAGACATCCCAGACATAGCCTGGAACGAGCAGTATTACTGCATCAGATGTAGGGCAAGTGATGGGGAAATTGACAGGGAAATTGATGGGTCAAAAAGAAATGTTGATGGGGAAATTGATGGGTCAAACAGGCAGGGGTCAAAGTGAACTTAGGAGCGAAAGTTAAAGTAAATTCTAGGTTCGGTATGACCCTACTTTTGGCAAAAAGCGTAGGGGCAGTGGCCTTTTTTCAGATTGCCCCTACCCCTGTGGATAAGTCCGTAAGTTGTTGATTTATATAGTAGGGGCAGGCAGGGGCATAGGGGCAGAGTGCCCTTGCGTGCCCTTGTGCCCCTACGGCTCGTAAGTCATTGATTTATAAGGGTAGGGGCATAGGGGCATAGGGGCACCTCTAAAGAGGGGGAGAGATATATTAAATATCTCCCCTTCGGGATACCCCTTCTCCCCCTTTAGAATTAGGATTGGAAAAGCAAAAAAAATTTTTTGAGATATGGGAAAAATTGAAATGAGTAACGCAGCTTTGGAACCAGATGAAGACATTCTGTCGAACCCAAAACGGTATGCGATTGCACAGTTTAAGAATAGGCCGTTGAGCAAGAAGCAACAGAAGTTTGTGCAGCTGTATGTGTATCATGATCTGACAAATACAGAGTGCGCTCACAGAGCAGGGTACTCACACCCAGCACAGGTTGCGACCACGCTTTTGAATGACCCACGATACGCACACATTCAGGAGAAGGTGAAGGAGCTCCAAGAAGGCGAGCAGAAGAAGTACGAAATTACTTACGAGAAGGTTGCTCGAGATCTACTTGAGATTCGTAACACCGCTGTGGAAAACGGATCGTATGGTGCAGCCGTCACCGCCGAGATGGGCAGAGCAAAACTTGCAGGCTTACTCATCGACAAGAAAGAAATCAAGCACGGGCGAATCGACCAGATGGACAAAGCAGAAGTCGAAGCCCGGCTGCAGGCCCTCATCGAAAGCAATCACCTTGCGCCTCAACTGTACGGCAAAGTGTTGCAAGAGGAAGACCTGCCAGGCGTGGTCGATCTAGAGCACGAGGATCTAGACGATTCAGAGTACGCAGAGTACGCAGAGTACGAAGAGATCTATCATGAGGATGAAGAGATCGATCAGGAAGATG